ATGGCACATTTTATAGTTGATTTTATAAATAGTATGAAAATTTAGGAGGTTTTTAATTATGGATAAAAAATTAATATGGCAAGTTTTAGGATATATATTTTCAGTAGTTACTTATATTGCATTAACATGGAGATATAAAGGAAAGGAAGAAGCAACAACTGAAGTAAGAAATGAGGTAATGAAACAAGAATTAGCTATACAAGGAAAAGGTTTAGGAGAACTTAAAAAGAAAGCAGTTCAAGAATTTGTTTCTAAATTACCACCTCATGTAAGAATTTTTATTAATGAAAATACAATAGAAGCAGTAGTAAAAGAACTACAACCAATTTTTAAAAAATTAAAAGAGGGGAAAGATAATGGAAATGACAAAACTAGTGACACATCCACTTTATGATGGAAAAAGACATGAGTTATTCCAGGATTATATTTATGAAGTTAATGGGTACAGGATTACTGTACCCAAAGGCTTTGTTACAGATTTAGCTTCTGTTCCTCGTTCATTTTGGACTATATTCCCTCCATTTGGAAAATATACTCCAGCTGCTGTTATTCATGATTTTCTTTACAGTGAACACAATACAACAGGAATAAATAGAACTTTAGCTGATAAAATTTTCCTACATATTATGAGAGAATTGAATGTGGGATTTTTAAAAAGAAAGGCTATGTATAGAGCTGTAAGGCTATTTGGAGAAACTTCCTGGAAAAAGAAAAAAAATAATGAAGGCTATAAAGATAAGGCAGTAATAGATAAAACAGATGAAGCTATATCTTATTATGGTCATTGGAAAAAGATACTTAAATTGTAATTAGGGGTTGGTATAGTGGGGGCATTCATGATAAAAGTTGGAGCATTTATAGTAAAAATGTGGGCATATTTTATTGCTTTTTTAATTTGGCTTATTGGTGGATTTGATACCTTAGCAAAGGTTTTAATGGGGCTAATGTTAATTGATTATGCATCAGGAGTATATGCTGGATATAAGTTAAAGAATCTAAATTCAAAAAGAGCATATAAAGGAATAGAAAAGAAGTTATGGATTTTAGCTTTATTATGTGGAGCATCTTTAATGCACAGATTAGTTCCAGGTATTGGTTTTAGAAATTTAGTTGGAATATTTTATTGTGCAACTGAATTATTAAGTATTGTAGAAAATGCTGCTAAAGCAGGAGTACCTGTCCCTAAGAAATTAAAAAAAGCATTAGAACAATTGAAAGATGAAGATAGAGAAAAGAAAGAATAAAAGGGCAGTTCAACTCTGTCCTTTTTTTATAAAAAAAAACTTTAAAGGTTCAAAAAAATATCTTGACTTTTTTGAACCTTTAAAGTATAATAGATATATAAGGAGGTGAGGAAATGTCAACTTTGAAGGAGGTATTGGAGATAATCTTTTACATCTTATCTATCATTGTTCTTATCAAGCAATTGAGAAAATAGTGAGAAATAAGATGTAATGAGAGAAAGGAGGTTTGAGAGTGATTTCACTCCTCCAATCTCCCTTACCTTCCTTTAAAAAATTAAAAACTAGGAGGGATACAATGGAAGTATTAAGAGCTATAAATGATATATTACAACCTATAACATTAATACTTGTGATAATAGTATTAATCAAATTAAATAAAAAGAAATAAGCCCTTTTAGTTATATAACTAAAAAGGCTTGAAAATGTCAACTTTGAATTTGTAATTTATTATAACATTTATATCAATTAAAATCAAGGAGGAAAAATGAAAGGTATAAAAAAGATGGGAAGACCTCCTGCAAAAGACCCTATTAGCTATAGTATAAAAATAGGGTTAAATAAAGACTTGTATGATAAAGTTATTGAATATAGTAATAAAAATGGCGATTCAATAGCAGAAATAGTGAGAGAGGCTTTGAAAATATTTTTTAAAAAATAAGGAGTTGCTAAATATGAAATATAGATTTCAAAAATTTAGTTTAGAAGATTTAGAAAAAGAAATCCCAGCTATTTTAAAAAGCAAAAAGGATAATTTAGGAAATTATAAAGGAGAACATTATATTTATTGGATAAGAGGCAATACACATTACTATGTTAAATTCGCTTTAAATAATAATGAAGAAGAAATAGAAGAAGCAAACTTATTTAAAAAAGAAGATATAAAATATTGGAATAAATTTTTTCTTGAAACATTAGGGAAAAAATGGGATAAAAGTAAATATTATATTGGCTTTATAGATAGTTTAAGAACAAAAAAAATAAAAAATGGTGAAGAAATTAAAAGTATTAAATATATTGAAAGAGGATATTTTATAACAGATGAAGATATACAAAATTTAAAAAATTATTCTTTAATTTAAAAAATAAAGATTAAAAAAAAGCTAGTATATTTCAATTAGTTCTAAAAAATAAAATTTTAGGGAGGAATAAAATGGAAAAATTAGAAGTTAAATTAGTAAATAACTTTATAATTGATGTGGCAAATTTTGTGAAATATAAAGATAAAGAAGAAAGTGGTTATAAAAAACATCCAATGAAAGATTTTGATTGGGATTTTATAGATGATAGTCAAATTTTTGATAATGAAGTTTTTAGATATATAAGAAGTTTTAACTTTGAAATGAAAGTATTGAAAGAAAGATTATTAAATGAAGAAAAAACTAGAAATGAAAAAACTGAACATTGGTACCACATAAGTGATATATGTATAAAATACCTAATAAAAATATATGAAATAATGAAAGAAACAGAAAATTTCAATATTTTCCACGGATTTAAAGATATAGTAGAAGATTGTTACCAAACTATTTTAAAAGATTTATATGATTACAAAAAAGATGACAATACTTTATATATAAATAATGTTGAAATTTTGGAATTTTTAGATGATATTTCTTCTGAAAATATGCCAGAAAACTTGAAAGAAATAGCAGAAGATTTTGGAAGAGAATTGGATACAAACAATAAACAATCCTTGAAAGAAATAGCAGACATAATTCGTGAAGATGATGAAAATTTTAGAATAGGATTACATTGGGAAAATCTCTCAGAAGCAAGAAAATTAGCTTTTGAAATATAAAAAGTGCTTTACTATAAAAAATGAACTTTAAACATAAAATGTACTCTAAAAAGAGAATAAAATTTTATGGAGGTAAAAAATGGAATTAAAAGAATTTAGTACAGCAATAGGAACAGTATTAGGGTATTATAAAGAAAGGGTTAAGAACTTAAAAGGTATTACAGATATAGATAATGCCTTAAAAGAAATCGGAAGAACTAAAGAAGTAAAAAGAGCAAAAGAATTAGTTTATAATATCAGTATGTCAAATAGTAATATAGAACTTGAAGACAGGATAAGAAGAAATATAAGTGATATAATGTTATTTGAAGATAAAGAAGCATTAGATGTGAATTTAATGCTAGGATATTATTATAAGGAACAAGCATAAGAAAAGCAGGATAATTTCCTGCTTTTTTAATTTTGGTAGTTAATGGAGTGAATATCAACTGAAATTACTGCCATAAACTACCAAAATAAAAAGAGAGCCTAAGCTCCCATTTTAATGATATTTATGACCTTATCCATAGTGTCAGCAAAATTAGTATTTAAGACTAATGATGCTTCATTATCATATTGAGTATTCTCATTATTAATTATAACTAAATTTTTACCTCTAAAATATCTTAAATAGTAAGCAGCTGGATAAACAGTTAAACTTGTTCCAGCAACAATTAAAGTGTCTGCTTGTTCTAATTGATATACAGCTTCATTAACCACAGCTTGATTTAAGTTTTCTCCATATAAAGTAACATCAGGTCTAACTATACCACCACATTCACAAGAAAAATTGTTGTCTGCTGTTTTTCCACAATCTAAACAATACCATCTTTTAAGACTTCCATGTAATTCTAAAACATTTTTATTTCCTGCCATCTGATGTAAATCATCTATATTTTGAGTAATAACAGCTTTTAAAATTCCCATTCTTTCTAACTCAGCTAAGGCTAGATGCCCCTTGTTAGGTTTTATTCCATTAATATTTAATTCATTTTCTACATACTCCATAAAAATATTTCTATGAGAATAAAAGAAGTCTGAACTTAATACTTCTTCTGGTCTATATTTTCCTTTGTATAAAGTGCTATATAAGCCATCTTTTCCCCTAAAACTTTTTAATCCACTGTCTGTTGAAACTCCTGCTCCTGTGAAGAAAACGAGATATTTAGAATTTTTTATAATGTCAGCTAGTTTTTGAATTTTATCTTCCATTTATATCACCTCTTTTTAAAAAGTATAGCACAGTAATTTAAAAAAGCAACTCTATAAAAGTTGCTTTTTAATAAAATAAGATTGAAAGTTTTAAAGGATAAAAGGAAATTACTCTAATTTCTTTTATTATCATTTTTAAAATTTTTCTTGTTTCTATGACATCTTCTTCATCATAATTTTCTATAATAAATTTCAATTTTTCTAATACTTTAATATCATTATTTCTAGGAATATTCAAAGTATTTTCAAATTCTATTTTTTTTTCTTTTGCAATTTGAATTCTAGTATTAAGATCTTTAAATTTATTTTCTAATTCATCTTCACTGATATAGCTTTTTTGAAATAAATTTATTATTCTTTCTCTTTCATTTTCTAATAATTTTAAATTATTTTCAAGTTTTAATAATTTTTTTTCACTTTTTTCAATATCATTAGAATTATAATTATTCAAATCTTCTAATTCTTTTGAATTTAAAATCATTTCTTTAATAGTTTTATCCATAATTTTAGCAGAAAAAGACTTTTTATGTTTTCTATTTTTACATGAATAAGAGTAATAAACATAATGAGTATTGTCTTTATAAGTTCTATTTCTCTTTTGCTGATACATCTTATCCCCACATTCACAATAAATCATAGATGAAAACAGTAAATAAGGTTTATAATCTCCATAAGTAGCTCTTGATTTTATATTTTTCTCTCTAATAGATTGACAAAATTCAAATAATTCAAGAGGAACAATTGGCTCATGAAGTCCTTTATACCATTTTATATCTTTCTTACTTACTTGTATTCTCTTTTTTTGATTTAATTCTTTTACATATTTTCTAAAAGGAACATAACCAATATAAATTTTGTTGTCAATTATATCAACTATATCCATTCTTGTTTTATTAAATATTCTAGCTGTTTCAGTTAGATTAAAATTTTTAGCATATGTTTCAAAAATACTAAGGATGTAAGGAGCTTTTTGAGGGTCAGGAATAATCATTTTATTTTCTCCTCTGATATATCCTGTTGCTGGTCTACCATGAACAAAATATCCAGCCTTTGTTTTTTCTTCTAGGTTACTTCTACTTCTTAAAGACCTCTGCTTTAAATCTTCTGTTCCCCAAGCTAGAAATATCGAAAGTGTCATAAAATCTTTTAAATATGGCTGTGAAATACTATCAAAAGTTATTTTATATAATTCTAGTTCTTCAAAAAACTTCATTCCAGTAGAAATTTTTCTAGCTATTCTTGAAATTTCCCAAAAAACTATTTTAGTATATATTTTTTTACTAATAGCTTCAAAAAGTTCATTAAATTCTTTTCTGTCATCTATCCTCCCACTTTCAATATCTTGATAGACTTTTAAAACTTCATAACCTTTCTCTTTGCAGTAGTCTAAACATTTTTTTAATTGAAGATTAAGGGAGCTATCACTCCCTTTGTCTCTACTTTGTTCTTTTTTTGATACTCTAATATAAATGGCAACTTTTTCCATTATGAAACCTTTTTCTTTGAAACTAATTTATTGTAAAGTTCTTCAATTTGTTCTACTACTGCAATTTTTATTACATTAATATCTATATTTTTATTTTCCATATTATTATTCACCTTCCTTTTTATTAATTCCATTCCTTACCTATTCTTCTCATATTTTTTTTCCATTTTACCCAATAAGAATTTAAAATATTATCTGTTGTATAATTATATTGATATGTAATTGCAATCAACTCATCCATAGCTATTGCTAATTTATCATTATAAACATAATGGATAAAATCTAAAATATCAGGGTTATCTGTATGAATATATTTTTCTTCAAAAGAAAAACAAATAGCTTCTTTTAAAGTTTCATTTTTATCGTCATCAAGATAATTTATCAATTGAGCAAAGAAAAAATAGACATCAGTTAGTTCTTCTAATTCTTTATCCCTACGATATTCTTTTGTTTTCCAAGTTTTATGAGAAAACATAGTCTCCTCATTAAATTCAACACATTCTGCAATTAAAGACATTTTAATATCTTTAAAAGTTCTAGGTCTAATATTATTAATATTATCATCTAAATATTTTTGTAAACTTAATATTTCTCTAAAATTTTTAGGCTTTTTCATTTCTCTCTCTCCTTAAATTGCTTTTAATAAAAAATATCCAACAATTTGAATCACAGAACCAAAAAAAATATAAAATGTTATTTTTCTAGAATCAATATCATTTAAATTTTTATCTTTAATAAAGAAAAAAGCAATAATAGCTAAAATTTCAATTAACCCAAAATATGCCATCAAAATCCAAATAATGATTTTTATATAAATTTGCATTACTTTATCTCCTTCTCTTCTATGTTATTTTTTTCAAATTCTTCCCAACTTTTTGAGAAGATATGGTTTGCAAATGCTTCTTTTAATCCATTCATTTGCTTTAACCTTATAACTTCATCTAAGTCCATTCCTAAGTGTTCTGATATTTCATAATCATTCCATCCTTTTTCATAAAGAGATAAAACAATTTTTGCCATATCAGGAATTTGATGTGTTCCCCTAGCTCTATTGAATTGAATTGTTGCTGCAACTCTCTTTTTAATATCATGTTTTAAAACAACAATTGGAACTTGTTCCAGGTTTAATTTTAATGAAACAGTGTATCTATGAAAACCATCAACAATAACATATTTGTCATTTTCTTTGTCGTAGATACAAATAATTGGCATACAGAAACCATTGTCTATTATTGACCTTTCTAGTAATTTCATTTCAGGTTTTGCTACTTTATTTGGGTTGTAGTCATTAGCTACAACTTTATCTATATCAACCATTTGAACATTTAGAACTTCCATTGATACTTCTTTCATCTTTTTACCTCCAATAAGTTATTATATTTTTTCATTAGATGCTGCAATTTTTCATTGTCTTTTTTATTTTCTCCAAAAGATAATCTTTTCATATAAAAATCATTTCTTTCAATTGCTCTTGCAATTCTCCTCCAAGAAATAACTTTTTTTTGTTGTTCAAGTTTTAATTCACATTCTTGTGGAATAATATCTATATTTTCATGTTTTTTATACCATCCAATGAATTTTTTAATTTTTCCATAGTAATGAAGCATTAAATCTCTGTTATAAAGTCCTAAGCTTTCTAATAAGAACACAGTATATTGTTCCCAAGACATAAAATCAGGCTTAAAAGATTTTATATTTCCTAGTGCATAACTTCTACAATAGATATTTCCGAAATTAACTCCATTAACTCTATTTAAAATCTTTTCCCAAGTATCAGCTTCAAGAGCTTTGAATTGATCTAATCCGTTTCTTTGGTCATCACCATAAGGTTGACAAAGTCTTTGTTCATGAATAGATAATCCATTTTTATACATCAATTCATAAATTTTGTTATATTTTAAATCTAACAATGATACAGCTCCCCAAACATCTTGAGTTTTAAAGTCATATAATGGATAAAAGTTAAAAGTATTTTTATAAATTTGAGTTGTCCAGGGTTTATTTTTAAACATTACTTTATTTTTTGGTAATGCAATTGTTCTAAATCTATTAAGGCTTTCATCAGCTCTTATTCCAACTCCTACTGCACACATTCCACCTTTGGTATCTGCATACCATTTATTAAAAGAAGGAACAAATTCTTCAAATTCCATAACTCTGTCATAAAATGGTAGATAATTATTTGTTAAATTTATGCTATCTTCTGGTAAATCTCTTACCCATAGTTCTTTATCTTCTGGTTTCCAGCATATCCATTTTGGTTGTAAAACAGATACTGCATTTCTTAGATAAAGGGGTAAAGCTATATGATAAAAGTCTCTAATTTGACTTAATTCTTTTAATTCATAGACATGGTCAATAGTATGTTTATATTGAGCTTCTAAATCTATATACATAACATCAAAAACTTTATTAAGTTTTTTAGCTACTATATTAGCCATTTGTATCATCAATGAACTGTCTTTTCCACCACTAAAAGAAAAGCAGACATTATCAAAATTATTAAAAATAAATTTATATCTATCTCTTGCAGCAGATAAAACATCTTGGTCTTTATATATTTTCATAGTTTCTCCTCAATTTCTTGTATAGTTTTTTGTTTTAATTCATACAAGAAATCTTCTTTTTTCTTTAAATTATTTTGGATCATTTCATCTAATCCAAATGTAGAAATTAAATAGAATATTCTACAATCTTCTTTTTGTCCTGTCCTATATATCCTGCTTTCTGCTTGTTCCATTAGTGCATAATCCCAGGATAAATTGTAAAAAATAATTATATTTGAACTTTGTAAATTTAGTCCAAATGTATGTTTTTGTAAACTTAGCAAAGTATATTCACTAAATTCACTTTTTAATATTTCTTCTTCAACTAAATATTTATAAAAAATAATTATCTTTTTTGTTGGAACTCCTTCATTTTTAAGATTTTTTAAAAGAGTTCTTAATTCTTCTTTTTTATTTAAACTAGCAGCATAAGAATGTTGTAATTTTTGAAGATTTCCTAATAGTTGCCCATCTTCTGTTCTGATACCTTCAATAAAAATTTCTTTTAAAATAAGGTATTTGTCAATTATTTCATCTTCTGCTCTATACTCAATAATCTTAGTTTCTTTCTTTACATCTAGCTTCAAATCACTTTTATAAATAAAAGGACTTATTAAACTAAATAAATAATCAAGATTAGTGAAACCTTCTAGCCATCTTTTTTGAATTATACGATTTTTGACAATTCTTTTTTCAATAACAAAAGTATTATAGAATTCGTTATAATTCATTTTGAAAATCTTCTCACTTAAAAAATTAAATTGATTATATAAATCCAGATAATTTTTTGAAAGAGGAGTACCATTTAAAATTAAACGGTACTTTGCTTTTCTTCCAATTGCTGTAATTCTTTGAGTTCTTAAAGAATAATTTTTTATTTTTATGCTTTCATCTACAACACAGAAAAACTTACAATTTGAATATTTTCTTAATAACTCAAAGTAAGTTTTTTTAGAATTACTTAAAGTTTCTATTCCAACTATTTCAAATTCATATTTTAAAGAACATTTTTCAAGTTCTTCTTTTAAATTTTTCTTAGTTTGGCAAGGAGTAAACCATAAAACTTTGTCAATATCTTCTCTTGAATTTATAATCCCAACAGCAGTTTGGGTCTTTCCTGTACCTGCTTGCATAAATAAAGCACCAACTTTAAATTTCTTTAATTTTTTTATACAATTTAGCTGTTCAGGCAAGTAGTTCCTCATCTATTTCAACCTCTTTAAAAATTTTTTCTGGAATATAAATTTCCAATCTTTCTATATCATCATAGAAATTTAATGAAGCTTTATCTAAAAGTTCAATTAAATTTGGCATTGATAAAATTAGTTCTTTTTTCTTGTTAAGAAATACTTTTCTTGGAAACTCATTATTATTTTGATATGAAATTACTACACTTTCACGCATTTTATTTACTAATACTTTTGGATACCAGAAACGATAATCTTCAAATAAACCTATCTCAAATTTAAATAAATATGCTTTTTGAGTTTCTTTTTCTATGAAAAGTCTCTCAAGAGAAATTTCAAATGTTTGCCATTTCTTATATCTTTCCATTTTATCTCCAATAATTACAACTAAAATCATCTGTTTCATCATTATTTATAGTTGGATTTTCTGTTTCTGCATCAATAAAACTATCTATTTTATTAGAAAGTTGAGAGGCTAGTTCTTGTAAATCTTCAGGAGGTAAATATAATCTAAAATTATCATTAAAAAAATTTTCAATAATATTTAGAACTCCCCAATAAGAAAAAGAAACATCTGTACTAAGTTTTTCATTCAAAATAGAGCATTTTCCTTTATTATAATTAGAACAGTATTTACAAATTTTTTCCATTTTTATTCACCTAACAATTCTTTATTTTCATTTGAAGATAATAAAATATCTCCTTTATAAATTTCTATTTTATTATTGTCTTTTACTGCACTGGATTGAAAAAGTTCTATATCTTTAAATTCAGCAGTTTTATAATTTTCATTAAATAGATTATTATCTTCTGTATATTTTATATATTCATAGCTAAAATCTATTCCAATTATATTTACCATTTTATTTTCCTTTTTTAACCAGGCTTTCATTTTAAAATTTTTCATTTTTTCCTCCTAATTTATACCAGCTATATTTATATCTTTCTAAATCATTTTTTCTTTTACTTACATAATGTTTTTTTAATTTTTTACATTTAGAAGAAAAATCTATAACAGTACTTATTTGTAAAGCACCTTTTATATATCTTTTAAAAAGTTTTCTTTTTCTATATTTTTTCCTATTCATATTAACTCCTAACTCTAAAATTACAAAAATTCAGGAATTGCTATATCTTGATATACCCAATTCATATATTTATTAGATAAATCAAATAATTTATTTAATTCTTTTTCATCAATTCCAATCTTTCTAGCAATCCCTCTCATTTTAGCAGTATTTAAATCCTTTACCATTCTAGCCCATGAACCAAGTGTTCCCATGAAACCAGCTGGAAGCCTTTGTTTAATATCATCAAGAGTTAAAATCAATTTTTCACTAATTCCATTAAGACATTTTTCAGTTTGTTTTCCAATCACATCTCTATAAAATAAGTTACTTTCAACATCTTCTCCTTCATCTTCAGACTCAAAATAATTATTAAAAATTTTATCTGCTATTGCTCTTGTCTTACTAATTAGCATCAATTTATCAAATTTGATATAACCTTGATTTTCCTTAACTTCTTTATTCCAAACTTCTTTATGTTTTTGACAAACAATTGAGATATTTAAAAGAGTCGTAGCAAACTTTGTAGCAAGAAGTTTTTCATCAGCTGGTTTTTTAATTATTTCAATTTCTTTTTTTTCATTTATTTTTATTTCCCTTTTCTCTGTTTTCTTTGCTTTCCTCATTCTTGACACCTTTCTCTGCTATAAGAGCAGCCAAAGCTAGTTTTAAAATATCCATAAAATCACATCCAGCTTTCTAAAATTACAAATGGAAAATTCAATTTCTTTTTTAAATTTTTCCAAAAGCTATTTTCCATATAACACACTTCAAAGTTTCTTATTTTTTCTTTATTTTCATAAGCCAGTACAACAGCCTCATTAAAATCTTGTGTTAAATATTCTCCATTTACTAAATATGTATCTCCCCATATTTTTCTTATTTCTAACATTAGTATTCCTCCTATATTTATCCAATTTTTTTCATAGTTTTTTTATTAAATAAAAAGGCACAGTTTAATCCAGTATTTCTTAATAATCTTCTTTCAAATAAACATAAATACTTGGCAACTTTTTTATAATTAAATGGAGCTTTGAAACTTAAACCTACTCTTTTTTTATTATTAGCATCTATTATTATGATTTCTGTTACATTCGTTTCACTAAGTAAGTTTTTCATTCTTTCAACTTCAAAATTATATTTGTGTTTATATAAAAGTCCTGCTGTTTTAAATTTGCTATTTTTTTCTTCTCTCTTAATTAATATTTCTAATTTAATTTTTTTATTTTCTTGTAATTTTTGTATAAATAAACTTCTCATAATTTATCACTCCTTTACATCCAACCATAATACTTTGACTGACCTTGAAAGCCTTTTAAAACTTCTACTCCTATAAAGTCAAAACCATTTGTTCCTTTACTACACCATCTCTTTTCATATTCATTAACTTCATTTATTGTTCCAGTGAAGTCCCAACTTGAATATGAACTATTTCTATTACAAGCACTTAACTGATTTATTCCATAAATTTCTTTATATAAAATTGGTCTACTTACTTTCTTTTTAAATATTCCAAATTTATCTTTTATATTTTCTATTTTTCTTATTTTTAACATCTTATTCTCCTAAAATGTATTGACACTGCAAACAACTTCTTGTAAAATAAAACTGTTTCGGGGCTTTATCAACACGAGCAAGTTATTTGCAGTGTAAAATGATAAAGTCTTTTTTAGACTAATCTGTTTAAAACCTTTATGAAAACTTTAAGTTCCTCTACTTCATTTCTTAAACTAACAATTCTTGCAATTCCTAACATAGCAACAGCTGCATCATCATTAATCAATGATTCATTATATTTAATAGTTGCTTCTGCTTTTTCTGTTAAAGTTTTTTTATCAATCATAGTTATAGTTCCTCCATAAGTTTTTGTAGACTGTTGATATATTCAGTCAATTCTTTTTTATATTCTGTTTTTTCTTCATCTTTTAGCTTCTTAGCTCTTTTTTCCATTTTTTTGATTTTATTGAAATTAAAATATTTTTGTTTCTCTACTTTAACTTCAGATTTTTCTTCTTTTTTAGGCTGGGGTAAAAGTTTTTTAATTTCTCTAACCTTTAAAACATCTGCTTCCAGTATTCCCTTTACAACTTCCAAACCTAAAGAATTGTTAGATATAATTTTAATTGCCTGATCTGATAAACTAAATATTTTATCTTTATAATCAGGTTGCCAAAGATATAAGTCCCAACGCTTTAAAAAAACTGAGACCATATCCTTTGTAAATCCTGCACTCTCATACCAAGCCATAAAACTTCCAGAAGGCTTTAATAATTTTGCTACTTCTGCTAAAGAGCTACATATATCAAAAAGATTGTTTCTGTATTTCCTAAAACTATTAAGAAGTTTTACTTCTTGTTCTTCAATTTTTACTTTGTCATCATCAGAAATTTCGTAACTAGCGAAATCAAACTTTCTTAATTGACTTCCAGCTAATGCTTCTTCAACTGCTTTCATTACATTATTTTCATTATTCATCTTCTATCTCCCTCCAAACTTTTACAAAAACATTTTTTATTTCATCTAGTTTTTGAGACCTTCTTTCCCAAAGTAAAGTACCATTTTCAATTAGCTTCAAAATTATTGAAGATTGGTTAATTGGAATAGATAAGAATACTCCTGAACGAGTTAATTTATTTTTTAGAAAAGTATAAAAATCTTTTTCTATTTTTGTTCTTCCTACTCTATTTGGGATGACAGCTCTAATTTTAGATATATCTGTTTTTTTTAGTAAGTTTAAAATAGAGTTTGTTGTAACTGAATCCAAGAAAGTTGGAACAATTATATGTTCAGCTACATCAACAAAGACATTATCCAAGTTCATTACTGGTGAACCATCTATGATGATATGTTTAAATTCCTTTTTTAAAATGTTAATCTGCTTCTTAAATTTTTCATCAAGATTCCCTTTTACCTTATAGTCTTGAAGATGCAAGAAAAATAAATTGGGTCTTAATTTTGTCAATTCATAATTCTTCCCTTCTAACATATCTTCAAGTCCTTTTTTATTAGTATCTTTAATTTTTATTCCAGAATAATTTAAAATATTATTCTGAGAGTCTGAAGTTAATATCAAGACCTTTTCATTTTGAAAGGCTTTGTATGCTGCTAATTGTAAAGCTATCCAGCTTTTACCTACTCCACCTTTGTTATTTTTTACAAGTACGACTCCCATAATCTCCTCCTATTTTTTAATTGTTTTATTGTTCTTTTTTGCAAAATAAATTTTATGATTTTGTAAATTTATTAATTTTACTCCACTAGCTTTCAACTCTATTAATGGAATACTTTTATGCTGCTTTTTATTTTCTAATACAAATACTCCGTCTTTTCTTCTTTTTACAATTCCACATAAAATTAAATTTTCATCTTTTGTTGCTAATAGATAATCATCTGTGTATATATATTTTTTATCTTCTTTTATTCCTGTACTCTCCAACCAAATGACATCTTTAAATTCAAAAGTTAGTTCTTCATTTTTGTTTATTCCTGTTATTTTTTTACTTTCAAAGTTTATGTTTAAAATTTTATAAACTCCACCAGTAACAATGCTGTAAATTTTGCCTCTTAATTTCACTATTTAATCTCCTTCTTGTTATAAAATTCAGGTTCTCTAAGTGTCTCTTTCATTCCCTCTCCTACACAATATAGGTCAAAAGATAATCTACCCCAGTTGTAGCAATATTTATATTTTTCAAAATCTAATTTTTTGTCCTCTGGAAGCTTGGAATTAAGTTCTTCAAAATCTTTTTGAATTTTGCACCATTTATCAAAAGGCATATTAATTTTTATAGATTCACTCATAATATCACTCAACTTCCTTTATAGTAGGTCTTTCAACTTCAACTATCTTAGGAGTTTTTACCTCTATTATTTTTGGTTTTTCTTTTGGATTTTTCATAATCCCCCTTTCAAATATCAAAAGTAAATTAAATCTAGCTAATTTTTTTCTTGAATATATTTAGAAATGAACGGAGTAATTAATCTATAATACATAACTGTGCTATTCTTTTTTAATTCAAGAAAATGATTAATATTATTATTTTTTAAAATTTCATTCTCTATCTTTTCTTGTTCTTCTAGGGGAAGCTCCCAAAAAATCTTAAGAAATTTTTCATTTCTTTCACTCTCCTTCTTTTCTTCTTTTTTTAAATTTTCCTGTTCAATTTCTCTATTTTCAATTTCTTTAAGGTTAATTTCAACAGTCCCTTTAAAGAGATGATTAGAGAAAATAGCAGCTATATTTTTTACTCCTGGTTTATTTTTTAAAATATCCAATTGTTCCTGGAAGAGTTTTAAAAGATATCCCAAAGAGTTACTCTTTAATAACTCAATAATTTTAGTTTCATGTTTCTTAGAAAAATCAATTTTATTTTCTTTGAACCATTTTTTTATTGCTTTTAAATCATCAGAACAATCATCACATGATTTATTATGTTCTTTATGATTTAATTCTTTATTTAAGTTATTTATTATATATTCTTTATTGTTGTCAGTTTTTGACAAACTAGTTTGCGAATTTTTTACAGAGTAGTTTGTCAATTTTTTACAATCCAGTTTGTCAATTTTTAACAAACTAGTTTCCGTTTTTTTAAAAACTAGATTTTCAATTTCTTGAAAACTGATTTTAAAAAATCTACGACAAGGTGTCCCTCTATTTTCTTGAAATAATATTTTCGCTTCTATTAAGTCTTGAATTATTTTATTTTGTTTATGCCTACTTAAACCTGTTAATTCTTCCAAAGTTTCAATAGTTTGATAGAACCAACCTTCATTGTCAGCTAGTCCATCACTAGCTTCAATAAGAATTGTTAGTAGAAAAGCTGGTTCTATTCCTAATGTTTTTACTACTTGTTTATTTAAAGTGTAGTAATTACTACTCATTAATAATTGTTTAAATGTTCTTTCTTGCATTGCTTCACCTATCTTTCAATAGAATTCATTTTTAAAATAAATATTGTATAATTAAGTGTTACAGTATTTTATAGAAGGGAGAATTTAAAATACTTTAAGGAGGAAATATGGAAGAAACTTATTACAAAGCTTATATATTCCCAGATGAATTTCACAAAAAATATACTGCATATATTAAAGATTATCTCTTTTTGCTCTAATTTATTTTTTACATAAAATCTTTTAATTTCATGATTAACTAATTTTTTTAAAAGTTTGATACTCATCTCGCCTCCATTTCATAGAACAATTCCCTCCTCTATAAAATACTGTAAGATGTAAAAAATATTTAATTGCCAATGTCCAAAGTTCCTTGCTTATGGTGGTAACCCATTTATAAACATAACTCTCAACTCCTTTGTTAGTCTTTATATAGATAGCCATAAATACTAATTATTTATAGCCATCTATCTAAGGACTAGCCCTAGATTATTTCAATTTTTCAAGTTCTTTAATAATTTCAGATAGTTCTTTTATTGCTTTTTCCTCTGATATTATGTCAAAATATATATCTTTAAAGAAATTTTCTTCAATTCTATTTCCCCAACCTTTGTTATATATCTTTATATCAAAAACATTACAATGCCCGTGAAAACTGATAAATATTGTATTTTTTTCTCTGGTATTAATTTCAAGTACCAATTCTATTATTTTTAATATTTTTCCTCTAATTTCTTTCTCTAACATTCTTAAACCTCCTAGTCTAAATTGGTTTTTTAATCATTGAATATTGCAGAGCAACTTCTTCACAAATTTGTCTTATTTCATATTCTCTAGCTGCTAATAATTGATCAGCAGTTTCTTTTTTATTTTCTTCAATCATTTCTTGTGTTATCATTTCATTTATTAAATTTGCTAATGCTTTTTCTATTTTTTTTCTATCTTTTATATACATTTAAGCCTCCAATTAATCATTTAAAATATCTTTTAAAGTCCAAATTTCAATGTTCTTTGTACTTATATATTGCCAAAGAACTTCATCTTCATAGCCATTATCTAACTTATCTTGATATTCTTTTAAAAGCTGTTTTCTCAAATCTTCAAGTTTTTCTACTTTCTTTTCAATATATTCTATACTTTTCATAATTAGCTCCTTTTTTACACTCCTCAAAATCTTTTTTTAATTTCTTTTACAAATTCAGTATCAATTTTTAAAGCACAAGGCTCAATATTAAATTTTTCTGGAAGAATCGAATACTTAATATCAATTTCCCTTCTTACTTCTTCCATTGATGTAAATGCTGAAAGAATAACATTATCATCATTTGTAATAATATAAATTGTTCTAAAAGCTTCAGAAACTTTATCTTTTTTTTTAGGCATTTACTTCACCTGCAATCTTGCAAGGATAACCTAATTTTTTAAGTTCTTCCTTGATTTCCAAAAATGTTACATTTCCATACTTTTTAATTAATTCTTGTAGTTCTGTTAGTTTCATAAGTTCTCCTCCTATTTTTGTTGGAGAAATATAGAAATATCTTGTAATATAATAATAATTGTGTTATAATTATTATCAACAAGGGAGCTAATTATTTTAATTACTTCTTTGAAAGAAAAGAGTACTTTGGTCGGTGGCTCTTTTTTTTATTTTCTCCATAACTTGAAATCATCTTCATACTCATCTAAAAACTTTTTAATTCTTTTACCCAGCAGATACCAAGTAATCAAATAAAGTATTAAATTAGTTAAAAAACAAATAGTTATTAAGAAACAAATAAGTAAAAAACTTTTAATCATTTCACTTCCTTATTTTAAATTTTCTCTATTCCTCCTAAAATTTTTTTAATTTTTATAAAATTTAAGAGTAAAAATAATACTCCTATATTTATAATAATTATCTTTAAATTAATAATACTATTCTTAATTTAATTTGTCAAGTAATAAAATTAGTTTTAAATTAATTTTAGTCTTTTTAAAATATAAAAATAATGTTATAATTAAGAAAATTATTTTTATACACAAGGAGGAATTATGATAAAATTAAAAATTCATTTATTAATGGCACAAAAAAGAATGAGCCAAAAAGAATTAGCAGATTTAACTGGAATAAATACTCCAACAATTAATAAATATTACAACGATACAATTATTCGTATTCCAAGAGAACATCTTGATATTTTTTGTAAATTATTTAATTGTAAAATTGAAGATTTAATTGAGTATATTCCAGATAATGAGACTACAACTCATGAATAATTTAATCTTTCAATAGCACAGCCCACAAGTTTAGAATGCTTGGGGAAGCAGTTTGTGAGCCATGCTATTCAAAGATTGTTTTTAGAGGGGGGTTATTATGAAGAAATTTTTTATACTTTTTATATTTTTATCTTTATTAGTTGCTTGTGGAAATGAAAATAATTCCACATCGAACAGTATTACATCAGAAGCAGAACAATCAAAAATTTTAGATTATAACTTTGATGTAGAACAAAATATTAAAAATATTAAACTTCAAGGAGATGTTTCTTTAGATTTTATTAATGGGAAAATACCAACTTTTGATGAAATGAAATTAATAGCTGAAGATATAGCTAAAAAATATCCAAATTATCAAAATTATTTTATTAACTTTAAATTTCCTTTAACAGATACATCTGAAAGAAGAAATGAAGACAATTATACCTCTTTGTGTTTATTTACAAAAAGTGATAATTCAGATTTTAGATTAGTTCTTCATTATAATAATATTCCAGCTATGGATTTAACTTTAAATAAAAATATAGTTGGACATTTAGGAATAAATCTAATTTCTAATATATCTCCAATAAAAGAAGGTATGTCATTATCACAAGTTAAAGAAAAACTTGGTGAACCAGCTGAAATCAATAATGAAACAAAAGAATCTCAGTATTATATTTTGAATGAAAATTATCAAGTTTTAGGTATTTTATTCATTCAATATACAGATGATAATGTGAAAGTTGCTAATTTCTTTTCATTGAATAATAATTTTTCAAAAGAACAATTATCCGCTATTGATTCATATATAGCTGGAAATATAAAATTGGAAGATTTAAAAATAAAAGAATTAAAAGATATTTATTAATTATTACTTTATAGCAACAAGATTTAATTTTCTTGTTGCTTATTTTTTATTTAAGGAGTTGATTTTCATGTCTTATAAATTTTCAAAAGAAGATTTGATAAAATTAGAGAACCTTAAAAACTTATCAAATTCTCAACTTAAATTTATTTCTTCTATTAATTCTCAAATATCTTTTATTGATGCTGGAACTTTAAAAAGAATAAAGCAAATTCAAAATATAGATTATGATATTTTAGAAAAAATAAAATTAAATATTCCAAAGATAGATATTACTGCTCTTCAAAAAGCTCTTTTAGAAATAACAAATTTTCATAATCAATTTGCTTCAGTTTATGATTTTAAATTTATATCAGAATTACAGAATACTTTTGCCAAATTAAATATTATTAATAAAAATTATTTTAAAATATTTTCTCAATCTTCTTTTGTAACTTCTGAGTCTAATAAAGATAGGAAAGAAAATGAAGCAATAGAATTATTAAATTCAATTTCAGAAGATATTGAGAAAAGTTTAACAGAAGAAGATATTGAAAATTTTTCCTCCATTGATGAGTTTAATTCTATTGAGAAAGATGCTAAAAATTATAATAAAATGCTATCTAAAAATGATATAGTAGTTCTTATTTCAATCTTTTTTTATCTTTTATTAATATTTAAAAAAGAAGAAATTATTCAACTTTCTATTTTAATAAGAGAACATTTTGGAGAAGCAGGGATATGGCTCTTAGATAGAAAAGATGCTATCCTTGCTTTAATTGGAATATGCCTTACTCAAATTATTGATAAAGATGATAAGTAAAGTTAGTCCTCTTTTTTTAAGTGTTGTAATTTTTCAAAAGTTACCACACTTTTTTTTATAAGGTTTTTAATTCTTTTTAAAAGAAAAAATGAAACTAAAAAATAAAAAATTCCATTAAAAATTGAAGCAGATAAAGTACATAAAATAATAGTTGTTAGCATATTTCCCCCTTAACTTAGCTAATAAAAAATTTTATTAAAAAAAATAGTAAAATTAAAAATATACAAAAATTAAAAATTAACGAAAATAAAAATATTAAAATAATATAACTAATAATTTCCATTATCCTCCTATTCTACTTTAAGATTTTTTAATGTATTTTCAGGAATTTTTAAAATACTTTCAACTTGTTTTAAAACTTCTTTATTTTTCTTTTTTATGTGATGCCACATTAGCTGTCTGGACATATTAAGTTTACTTGCAAGTTGATTAATTTTTATATTTTCTTCAATACATTTTATTTTTATAAATTTCTCAATATCTAAATTAACCAAAATTTCCTCCTTTCATTATAATTACAATCGTAAATACTTACTAAGGTAAATATAAACTATCTATTTACTTTTGTCAACACTTTTTTTAGAAAATCGTTTACTTATGTAAATAAAAATTATAAAATGATACAAAAAAGGGAGGTTAAATATGGATGAGAAAATAAAAGAATTAGGGACTTACATTGATGAGTTGAGACAACAAAGAAATTTAGGTTTTAATCAATTAGCTAAAAAAAGTGGAGTTAATTCAAAAACTTTGAATGAGATAATGTATGGAAAATCTAAAAGAGTAAATCCGATATACTTAATCCAACTAGCAAAAGCATTGAGAGTTCATTATAAAGAATTTTATTGGATTGTTGGATATTTACTTCCTGAAGATGATATTGTAAAAAATAAAAAAGAAAAGAATTTCAATTTTATTAATAGTAAAATTGGAGATAATAATGTTATGATAGGAGGTAATATCACAAACTCTAATATTAATACAATAATTAAAGAAGATGAAGAAGACATACTTGATTTAACTAAACTTGACAAGGCAGATGCAGAAAGCATAAAAAATATCTACAATTCATTATTAAAAAAATAAGGAGGGAAAAATGGGAACATATTATGAATCTGAAATTGGTGATAATAATATTTTTGTAGAGGGAGATTATACAGTTAGTCAAAATATTTTACCAAAAGAAAAAATTTTAAATATCTATGAGAATATGTGTAATTATTATTACATTAAAAATCTCATTACTTATAAACTAAGACTACATAATTTTATTTTAGAAAGTTTACCTTACTATGAATGGAGTCCTGAACAAGAACAAGAGTTTTTTATTGTACTAGGAGATACTTCTGAATTTTTAGATGAACAAATTAATTATTATAAAGCAGCTATTGATACTTTACCAGACTCTATTGATGCTAAAAGGCTTAAATGGGCATATATAAAATGTAAAATTATTAAATTTTTTAGGGAATTATTTCCAGTGAATAATTAAAAAATAAATATCAAATTTTATTAGGGGGCAAAATATGAGAATTTTAGGAACTATTATAACACTTCTTTTTTTAATTTCATTTATAACACTAATCATCAGTTTTATAGGAGGGAAGATTTTAAAAAATGAAAAACTTAAAAATTTAATTAGAATAGGTTAAAAAATAATGTAAAACCAATGAGTGAATCATATGATACAACTAAAGAGCTAGATAAAAAAAAGAAATAATGAAATTTTTTTATAGAGGTTTTAAACCTCTATTTTTTTATATAAAAATCTTTATCTTTATTTTTATTTACAATAGTAAAACTTGCTTTTTTAATAAAAGTATGATATTAATTTAATCAATTTAGATGTATATTGTAAATACTTACTTTGGTAAATATAATTTAAAAGGAAATTTCATGAACTATGAATATGACTACAATTATTTAATAAAAATAATTTCAAAAGAAAAAATTATATATGAGAATGCTGAATATAAAAATATTATTGCCAAGTTTTGTTATTCAGATAAGAGAACATTCAAACAAGGTTATGAGAAACTTTCTAAAAAATATAATGATGAACAATATGAAATTCTTACATATCAAAAAATAAGGAGGAGCTGGTATGAATGTCCAAAGCCAAGAATTCGGATAAAGAAATAGGTCATAATTATTGCAGTTGTGGAGAATACTTATACTCTGAAACAGAAGAAAGAATTAGAGTAGCAAGAGGTAGAAAAGTTACTGTTTATCTCAAAAAAAAGGAATTAGAAATAACTTGTCCACATTGCAATGAAATAATAAAAGTGAAATTCTAATGTATGGACTAGATAGGGCTTGTGTCTTTGTTGATGTCCAGACCGACATTTTGTATGTAAGAGAAAGAATTAAAAAAATGTTTCCTCATTCTTTTTCAGAAAGTCTTTCAAATCATACAAATAATTACAAGATTGATAAAGAAAATATAAATTATATTAAGCTAGAAGAAAAAAAATTAAAAAAGATGTCAACAATAAAAATAGATTTTTCTTACCCACGATTTTTTGCAGATGATAATATTTTTCCATTATCTGATGAATTGAAAAAAATTATAGTGGAAGATAATCTAGTAAAATTAATTAATAGTTTAATTGATTATGAAATAACTGAAGATGAAGTAAGATATGAATATTTTGAATTTACTACACAAGAGGTAGTTGGAAATTTTTATAAATTTCATAATATCATAAGTTACTTCTTCAAAGCACTTACAAGAAAATATGATGATTTGGATAAGGTCCAATATTATAATTTCAATCAAAATGAAAATAAATTTTATACAACAGGTTTTACATTCCAACCAATGATTGGTTGGAAAATTAGACTTTACTCAAAAGGTCATGAAAACAATAAAAAAAATAATATAAGAAAAGTCAAAGGAGCAATTCTTAGACTTGAACACAGATTAACAAAGAAAATTATAAAAAGCTATTTTGAATTTAATTCAATAAAATATATAACAATAAAAGACATAAAAGATTGCATTCAAAACACAATATCACAGACTTTAGGAAAAATACTGATTGAAGAGGTAGAAAAATCAGTTGAAGTCCTTAAAGAAAAGTTTATAAATTTTAGATGTCAAGATTTAGATTCACTAATTAGAGATAATTTAGAGTGGATATTTGACTATAAAATAGTTGATGATATTGTTACTAGTAGTAGCAATAAATGCTACAGACAGGTTGTTTTTTATCGTAGTAAGATAAAAGACATCCTTACTCATTCACAACAAAGAGCATCTCCACAAAGAGATTTTTTTTCTAATATAGAGAGGCTCGAACTATTCTTCGCAAATCTAATACTCTTTAATTGCAAAGTCAAATGTGACACCAAAAATCATTTGGCATTTTTTTGCAAAAAGTAGGAAGAAAAAACTTCCTATTTTCACACTTTCAAAAAAAATTTTCCATTTAATATCAATGCTTTTTAATAGTTTTCTCGCGTGATAATAATGTGAGGCACTTTAATCCTAAAACTGAAAATATAATTATTTGTTTTTATAATGCAAAGATTCAAAACAATTTAGAACAGGGAGGACTATGGAAATAATTAAAATCAATTTAGATGTTTTAAAAGAAAATCCAAATAATCCTAGAAAAAGTACAGATAGTCAAATTAATCTATATAAAAACTTATTAGATAGATTTGGTTGTGTATTTCCAATAATAGTTGATGCTAATAATTATGTTGTTAGTGACTATGCAAAAGTAGAAGCAGCAAAAATATTAGGTTTAATTGAAATCGAATGTATTTACATTGAAAATTTAACAGAAGATGAAATACAAACAATAAGAATTGGAGAAGCAAGAGCAATAGAGCTAGGCGAATGGGATTATCAAAAATTATTTGAAGAACTGACAAAACTAGGAGAAAACCTAGAATTAACAGGTTTTAATATAGATGAGATTGAAGCATTATTACCTGGTGAAGTTCTTGATGAAAATGAAATAAAAGAAATAGATATTCCTGATGTTGAAGAAAACTATTTTTCAAAGCAAGGGGATATTTGGTTATTAGGAAAACATAAACTTATGTGTGGAGATTCAACTAATTTAGAAGATGTTAAAAAATTAGTTGATAATGAAACTATGGATTTAATGGTTACAGACCCACCATACAATGTAAATTATGAAGCAACAAATGGAAATAAAATCAAAAATGACAATATGAGTTCTGAAAACTTTTATAGATTTTTATTAGCTTTTTATAAAAATTCTTTTGAAGTTATGAGAGCTGGTGCAGCTTATTATATTTTTCATGCAGATAGTGAAACAAAGGCATTCAGAGGAGCATTGGAAGAGGCAGGATTTAAAATATCACAATGTTTAATCTGGGTAAAAAATCAATTTGTTCTATCAAGACAAGACTACAATTGGAGACATGAACCTTGTCTTTATGGCTGGAAAGAAGGAGCAGCACATTATTTTATAAAAGATTTTACACAAGATACAGTAATAGAAAAAGATTTAAAAGCTATTGAAAGTTATAGTAAAAAGGAACTAATTAATATTTTAAAACAGATGTTAAGAGAGCAAGAAAGCATAATTAGAGAGAACAAACCATTAGTAAATGATGTTCACCCAACAATGAAGCCAATCAAATTAATTGCTAGATTAATTCATAATTCTAGTAAAAAAGATTGGAATATTCTTGATTTATTTGGTGGGTCAGGAAGTACATTAATTGCAGCAGAGCAGTTAAACAGAAAAGCATTTTTAATGGAATATGATCCTAAGTATACTGATGTAATAGTTAAAAGATATAGAACTTTAGGTAAGTTAGATATTACTTTGTTAAGAGAAGGCAAAGAATATAAATGGGAGGACATAAAAGATGAGCTAATCAGTGAGGCATAGAAATGAGTAAATTAGATAATTTTAATGAGAAGCAATTAAAAGTCTTAGAAATATATGTAGAACTAGAATTGATTAAGTTCAGTAAAAAGAAAAAGGACTTTTATGATGAGATACAAAAAAGAACTAAATATAACAAAAATACTATTATCTCTTGGATAAATAGATATCTTGTTAAGTATAAAGAAATCAGAGCAGAAATAGTTGAAAAACAAAATGCAAAGATATGCAACTTTGAGGGCTTGACAGAAAAACAAACTAAATATGTTATATACCGAATGTCTGGAATTGGAAAAGAAGAGGCAAAGGAAAAGGCTGGTTACAGTGAAAAGACAAAAGCAGCAAACATAGAAAGAAGTTCAAAGGTTGCAACTAAGATAACAGAATTAAGAGAAATACTATTTCAAGATACAGAACTAGGGATATTAAGTATAGCAACAAGATTAAATAAAATTTTAAATAGTGCAATAGAAGGAGTAGATATTATTGAGTACATAGATGAATCTAGTCCTGATGGACACACAGTAAGCAAGAGAGTACGAAAGGACAAGCCACTATTAGCAGGAGTAGCAGCAGCAAGAGAGTTAAACTTAATGCTAGGATACAGAGCAACTGACGAAGCTAAGTTGAAAGCTATGATAAACAGTGAAAATGACACAACTGTGAGTGATGAGGACTTCGAGTAATCAAAAAGGTACTGTGACAGAATTTTTTTATTAGAGGGTGCGACTGGAGGCTCGGAACTTTTC